ACGTGAGGGGCGAAGGCGGCGGGCCGGTGATTATCAAACTGACATGGGGTGATGGTGGCAACGACGATAACGCTACAGTTGCCGCATCTGCATGAGGCGCAGCGTGCCATATTTGAGGACCGACACCGATTCAAGGCGGTGAGGGCAGGCCGGCGCTTTGGGAAAACCAAGTTGGGTTCGCTGATGTGTCTAGCGGTGGCAGCACAAAACGGGCGGGCGTGGTGGGTTGCTCCACAATACGGTATTGCCTTAATCGGGTGGCGTATGATGCGCCGTCTGTCTGCGCAGATTCCCGGCGTAACGGTGCGCGAAAGTGAGCGCATGATTGTGCTCCCCACGGGCGGCAGCGTGCAGATTAAGTCAGCCGATAACCCCGACAGTCTACGCGGCGAGGGGCTTGACTTCGTTGTGCTAGACGAATGCGCGTTTCTCAAAGAGGAAACATGGGTTGAGGTCTTGCGTCCGACGCTCGCGGACAGGCAGGGTGGCGCGCTGTTCATTAGCACGCCAAAAGGCAAGAACTGGTTTCACCGCATTTACTATCAATCAAACTATGACAATGCTTGGCAGGTGTTCCACTACACGTCATACGATAACCCGTACATAAAGCCGTCTGAACTGGACGCACTGAAATTGCAGATGAGCGAGCAGGCGTATAGGCAGGAGATACTCGCTGAGTTTATCGAGGGCGGCGGCGACGTGTTCAGAAACGTTACCGCTTGCTTAATGGCTCCGCTAGACGCAACGCCTGAGCAGCACACTGGGCATCATATCGTAATGGGCTGCGATTGGGCGCGTGAGTCCGATTTTTCTTGTTTCAGCGTCGGCTGCGTGACGTGCCGGCAAGAGGTAGCCCGCGACAGGTTCAACCAGGTTGACTACCATGTGCAGGTTGGCAGGCTACAGGCACTAGCCGAGCGGTGGAAGCCGGCTGCGATACTCAGCGAATTGAACTCTATCGGCGTGCCCGTGCTCGAGATGCTACAGCGGCAGGGCTTGCCCGTCGTCGGCTTTACTACCACCGCGCAGACAAAGCCGCCGCTCATCGAGAACATGGCGCTGGCGTTCGAGCGCGGGGAGTGGCAATGGCAGGCCGACCCCGTGTGGACGGCGGAGCTGGAGGCATACGAGCGCACCGTCAGCCCAACGACCGGGCGCAGCAGCTACAGTGCGCCGGCCGGCAGTCACGACGATACGGTCATGGCCAGATCCTTGATGCTCTGGCAGGCGCAGCGGCACATGACCAGCTACGTGGATTTTGTGTGAGGTGTAGCGCGTAAGGCGGCGAGATGTGGCGGGGGAGACATTCAGCATGGCGAGTCTGACGAATCGAGAGCGCGAGGTGGTCGAACTGTTGGCGCAAGGGTACACCATTCGACGCATATCGGATGCGCTGCATATCGAGTACGATACTGCCCGCCGGCATGTTCAGAATGCCCGCGAGAAAACGCAGAGCAATTCGACGTTCGATTTGGCGGTCAAGGCTGCAATAGCGCGGGCGGGGTGAACTACTTCCCCACCTGCAGCCACAACGCCGTCAACGCTGGCACCGTGACCTCGCTGCCCAACACTGTCTTATACGTCACTCGCCCATCCACGCGGGCGATCATCTGCACCATATCGTCAGTCAGCACCCGCGCCTTGCTATAGCCGGGATACTTGACATACACCGCCTGGTTGGCGTCCCCGTCCACGAGCACGCGCAGACCAGCGCCGTCCCCGCCCTCGATTACCTGCACAACCTGACCGGCCATATTGAGATACTTGCCCGTGTGCTGCTCAGTATTGCGGGCGAGGTCATCATAAGCGACCGTGACCGCCGCGGCTTGCAGCTGTGGCAGCGTCATGGCCGGCGCCGTGGGTGTAGGTACGCCTAGCGCGGCATCGCCTGTGAACCCGCGCATGAAGTTGGACGCGAACGCGACGCCTAGCAGCACGAGCACTGCAATGCCGATGGTCTTGACGGTACGCATGGGGGATTCCCTTCACTGTGACTGTTTTCTTACATCATAGCACCGTTTCGCTTACGTGCACCTGACAAAATACCCGTTATCGGGAATAGAAAAGGTGTTCGGAAGCTACTACACTGTCAGTAGTGGCAGTTGGCGTGGATAGGGGCGGTGGGGCGGGCAATGGGATTACTCGACAATCTGGTGCGACGTTTCGGCTATGTGCCGGTTGACCCGTACACGCTCATTCCGCGCGCCATCCCCGCCAAGATGCAGCCCGTTGCCGACGCCCCCGCCTTCCTCCGTGCTGAAGCTACCGCCGAGTCGTACAGCATCCCCGACCGCAGCCTGCCAGAGGCGCAGCTAGAGCTGTACCAGCGCCTGACGTGGGTGCAGATTGCCGTGTCCACCGTGGCCAGCATCGGCGCCACCACGCCATTCAACGTGCTGCAGTTGGCCGGCGAATCGACCGACGATATCCCCAACCACCCGTTTGAATTGCTATTGCGCCGGCCCAACCCGCTAATGTCGCGCGCCGAACTGCTAGAGGCAACGATAGCCTATTACGCCTTGACCGGCAACGCGTATTGGTGGCTCAACATCGTAGGCGGCAAGCCGGCTGAGCTGTGGCTGCTGCCGCCGCACAAGGTTAAGCCGGTGCCGGATGGCCGGCAGTATTTGCGCGGGTATCTGTACCAAGCCGACGAGATGACCAGCATCCCGCTCGAGGTGGGCGAAGTGGTGCACTTCAAGCGCTTTCACCCCCTCAACAGCTTTGTCGGGCTCTCACCCATCGAAGCCCTGGCAGTGGTGGCGACGGGTGACATGGCTGCGCAACGCTGGAACACCAATTTCTTCGACAAGAACAACGCCAAGATTCCCGGCATGTTGGCCTTTGCCGACCCCATCCCTGACGAAGACTGGAACAAGATAAAGAGCAACGTCAAGGAAGAGTACGGCGGCACCAAGCGCTCGCTGATGATGCTGCGCGGTGCGGGGCAAGGTGGGGTGCAGTGGATCAGCACGTCCATGTCGCAGGCTGACATGCAGTTCCTGGACGGCCGCACCTTCACCAAGGAGGAGATATTCGCCATCTATGCGCCGGGCCTATCCAGTATGCTTGCCGTCAACGCCACCGAAGCCAACAGCGTGTCAGGCAAACGCACCTTTATCGAATACGGCGTATGGCCGCACCTGGTACGCATCGCGGAAAAAATCACCAACGACCTGCTGCCTATGTACGGACCCAACCTGGTGGGCGAGTTCGACGACATCCGTGTCACCGACAAGCAGATGGAGCTGTCGGAGATTGCCGCCTACAGCCAGACACACACGGTTGATGAAGTGCGCGCCAAATACTATGGCGATGACGAGCTAGGCGACGACCGTGGCAACCTGCTGGTGCCGGAAATCGGCAAGGGCTTGACGCCCGCCGACCCCGAGGCGCAGACGCTGAGCATGGAAGCGGCGCGGCGGGCACTGGAGGCACCACAACAGCCACCCCAGCAGCAGGCGCAGGACGCCGATGTAGAGGACGCCGCCGACCAGGGTGAACCCGGCGACGATGTAGAGGACGCAGCACAGGAGGGCATGGATCATGGCGACATGGGGCAAATGCAAGCCCAAGGGCGGCAAGGGCAAAGGCAAGCGGAAGTAAAAGCGCTGCGCCGCTGGCTGCGCAACCGGGGCGACAAGGCTGACCCGTTGAAGTTCCGCCGCGTGCACCTGAGCGAGGCCGATGTGCTGGACATTGCCGGCGACACGCGTAGCGAAGGGGAGGCAGACACGGACCAGCCCCCTTTCACGATGGATGGGAGCAATACCCGTGACGACTGGACAGCCGCGCTCAAGGCGATGGTATTGCAGCTCGACCCCGGCGAAGATGACGCTGCCGAACGCATCATCACCGAACTGGAACGGCGCGGCGAAGCGGCTATCCTCAAGGCATTTCGGGAACAGTGGAAAAACCTGCTGCCGCCCAACGCCGAGAACATGGAACTTAGTGAGCTGATGGCCTACGTGAACGCCCGTCTAATCGAGCAGCAGCCCGCGGTGGACGCCATCGCCCGCACGCTCTACGATGCGGCCGGCGCCGGTGTAAACATCGCGCTTGACCAACTGGAGCGCATCGGCATCGGCTTCGACTATACGCTGGTCAACACGCGGGCGCAGGACTGGGCGCGCAAGTACAGCTACGAACTGATTGCGGGCATCAACGACACGACCAAGCAGGCAGTCCAGCAGGCGGTGGAACGCTGGTACGGCAACGGCGAGCCGCTGAGTGCGCTGATTGACGACCTGCAGCCGACCTTTAGCAAGCGGCGGGCACGGCTCATTGCCGTCACAGAAACTACAAAAGCTTCGGCTACCGGGTCGCGCGAAGGATTCAAAGAGAGCGGCGTGGCGACGGGAATGGTATTCAAAACGAGCAGAGACGAACGCGTATGCCCCCATTGTGGTTCGTTGGACGGCAAGGTAGTTGGGCTGGATGGTTCGTTCTATGACGAACTAGCCCCCGAACTGCAAAGCAAGCTCAAGCGCCGTTTTGATGTGCCACCGGTTCATCCAGGGTGCAGATGCCGCATCGCTGCTCAGGTGGTGTCAGCATGATCACCTACCGCATCGAGATTAACGACGGCGCCGTCGCTAAGTTGTTCAACCGCTTCGAGCACAGCCAGGTAATGCAGGTATTGCGCCCGCCGATGGAGGCATCGCTACTAAGCCTGCATGACGACCTGACCGACTACCCGTCAAAGAGCACGGGTAAGGTGCGGTTCAAGACCGCTCGCCAGCGGCGCTACTTCTTTTGGGCGGTCAAGAACGGCGTGATTCAGGTTCCCTACGCCCGCACCGGCAAGTTGGGGCAGTCGTGGAACACGCAGGTCACAGAAGCCGGCATCGGCATGTACGGCAAAATCGGCACCAACATGGGCTACGCCAAGTGGGTGCAAAGCGCAGAATCGCAGGCGCGGATCCACCAGGGCAACTGGCTGACTGATGAGCAGGCGTTCGGCAAGCGCCGTGACGAGATAGTGCAGCGGTTCCGCAGGGCCATTAAGTCAGCCTTGGCAGCGGGGCCATCTGGAGGGTAAGGCATGAACGAACAAACCGTAATCGCCATCAAGAGCGACGGCGACACCTGGGAACTGAACGTGTTGGGCGTGCCCTACGGCGGGCCGAACAACGGGCGCGACAGTGACGGGCAGTATTTCAGCCCGACCACCAAGCTCTACCTGGACAGCTACCCCACCGTGCCGGCGGTCTACTATCACGGCTTCGACCCCGACAGCGGGCGGCCGGCGGGTG